TTAATTTGACTCAATGGCTCTGCAGCTACGGGTTGTTTGGCAGCCTCTTCGTTCTTTTTAATAGATTCGGAAAGTATGCGTAATTGCCGTTCTGCTAAATGAGGGGCTGTAACTGATAAGGTTAAAACACTAGCAAATTTACCAGGGTTCTTTCCAATATCGTAGATAATGTCAGCAGTGTTATCCATTCCATTTGCTAGGTGAACGATCGTTGGGATTTCAGGTAAGTTTAACTGCGTCACCACTTCTTCGAAGTCTGGATATTTATCTTTACCAGCCATCATTTTAGTGTTGAACTCATACGCTGTTCTTTCAGCTTGTGCTTGATAAGAAGCGCGTTGAGCTTCTTGGTTAATTAACTGCCTAATATGTTCGTCAGGAATTCCAGAATTATTTAAATTATTGTTATAATTCTGTGGAACTGCTTGCTGAGCTTGGGCATTAAGTGCTGCAACTCTCTGGTTTTCCAGCATAACATCACGTTTTGCCTTCTCGTAAGCTTCCTTCTTAACTCTTCCAACTAAATCGTTTACTTCCGATTGTGCTAAAGTCTTTTCAACTGGTGCCGTTTCGGGAGTAGTAGCAACTACGCTTTCAGGTGTAGTAGAACTTTCTACAGTGCTAGTATTATCAATGCTTTCAACTGTCTCATTAGTCATATCTGTCATTTATTCCACCGACTATTGCCCCGTCACGGTAATGCCTCAATAACGGATTGAGTACCCGGCTATTTTTACCGCATAACTGCGTAAATCAACCTTGCTATAAGTCACAAGTCTACTTTATAGGATAAAAATTAGATATTTATCCTATAATAGATAAAATAGGAGTATTAAAACCCATTGTCAATACTAGAAATAAATTTATTCTCCTTCTTTCATTTTAGTTTTAGCGCTCTCGCTGTTTTCATGTTGAATATGCCCGAGCATTGTAGACGCAACCTTATGCCCCAACTCATCACGCTCTAAGTTATGTCTATGCTGAATATCTGCAATATTGGTACTGTGTCTATGTGCCATGTCGACTGCATTCATAGCTACATCTACAGCCATTCTAGCTTTTTCAGTTTCATGCTTATCAATTTGAACCAAGTTATCTTGATGGGCTAGGTTAGCATCAAGCACCAACTTAATGCGCTCGTTATCATTTGATTGAGCCATCTGCCCAATCTCAGCTGCTTTAAGCTGTGCATTAACCTGATCGCGTTGAGCATCTTGAACCATCTTAGCTTGGTTGGTCTGCTCTTTCATTATTGTTAATGGAACTTGATGTTGAGCTATTTGTACATCAGACTGCAACTTCTGCATTTGCATATGTTGCATCATTGCTTGCTGTTGCATTTGTTGTTGTTGCATTTGCTGAGCCTGTTGTGCCTGCTGGGCTTGTTCTTGCATGAACTTCTCCGCTAATGGTTCCAATTGGTCAGCTCCCTTTATCTCCATATTACGTACTAATATTGGTAATCCATCTTGTTGCATAAACTGGGCAAATCCGGGCATAGCTTGAGCTACTGATATCATCATTTCCAAATTCTTAGATTTTTGAATTTGGAAGTTAACACCGGCCTCAACTCTAACACCCAATGAATTTTCAGGATATTTCATGTCTACCTGGCCATTATTGATTCCAACGTAATTACGTTTACCATCTTTACCAACAACTGCAATTGTTCGTTGCTCCAAGTAATATTTTGGTATCAAATCAATTATGATATTAGCAACGTGATTTAATCCTTCCATATAACCAATTACATAAGGCATTGCTGCGGCATTAGATTGAGTCGCACCTTCAACAATGGCCACACCACTCAACTGGTTATTGTTAATTCCAAGTGATGCATCATAAGAACCAAGTATTGCCTGTGTTGCTTGGTCAGCTGCTTGAAACATATTCATAACTAACGGTGGTTCTGGAACTCTAGCTACTTCTTGTGGAGGTGGTAAAGGCACATTTGGGTCATTATTTCTAAACGCATTATATAATATTACGTTAGGTATTTGGCCATTTCGATAAGCATCAGCAAATTCAGGTGGAATACCTTCCTTAGGCATTTTCCACTTAGACATAATCATATTTTCTAATTCATTAGCTGCAGCTTGAAATGCCATATTCTTTATTTTTTGTATACCTTTAGCATGATATACATAAGGGCGAGTAATCTGTTGAGCCTCTGAATTAGAAGTAGTTCTATTGTTTATAGAGTTGCCATCAAAAAATACTAATGGGAAATATTTGAAATCTGTTTCTACATATTCGATTACTTGGTCTTCAATCAATCGATATCGACAAATCACTTCAAAATTACTAAAGCGTTGATCAACTATAGCTGGCGGCTGTTCAATGTGATTGTCATTATTCCACTGTTCTAATAATTCATTGTACTTATCAAATGTAAGCGAGTCGCCACTTGCAAGTTTTACAATTTTAGTGCGTTTGATTTTCTTTTCATAATAATCACAGATTAACAGAATGTCTTCACGCTCATTTCTATATGACCAATTAAAACCTGAGGTAGTGTTACGTTGGAATTTTATTTGAGAAATATCTATATTTGGATATTCATCTTTAAACTCATCTTTGGTTTTAGGAAATAATTCAAATGCGTAGCGACCATCAGACTTGTTTGATTTCTGTGCTAATGGATCAAATCCACATAGAGTTGGATCAAATGCTCTGCTCCAACCAATCTCCTGGTTAAAACTTTGTTCATTTGCGAAATCAGTTGTTACTTTACCAACACTAAAACCACCTGTTAATAGGTCTGTGTATATGTCATATGCAACACCGTTCTTTCGTGATTCACATTCAATCTGGCGAATAAAGCCTTCAACTGCTTCTAAAGTCTGTTGTGGAACTGTTTGCTGGTAGTTGGAAAACACCTCAATAGATGGCTCCTGTTTCGAGAACTCACCGCGTAATCTTGAAATATATGATTCAAGGATATTACATTCAATTTGTGGCTTTCCAAGCTCTTTCAATACAGCAATATCATCAGCGCTCAATGAGGTCACAAATACAAACTTCCTAAACTCGTGATATCTGTCATAGTTTGGTTTGAAATAATCGTAAGACGTTTTAACATTCTTTTGAATTTTCTTTAAAGAATCTTGATATTTTTGTGCAACTACCATTACCATTTCCTCGCTCTTCGCAATCTATCTATTGTATTATTACTACGCATGACTGTGCCTATAATCAGATCACTATCGTGCTTGTGTTTATCTATACTACTACCAATTATTGTTTCGTCAATTAATGCTAATTGTATAGCGTCTGCTGCCGTATCGAAAATATCATCATGACGATGTGTGTTATTCCCAGTTATCTTTGTGCAATGCTCAATACACATTGAAGTGTGCTTACCATAAGTAGGTAAGGTAACTCTCTTTGTGGCAATGTAGGGCTGCATTTTTAAAAACCTAGTAGTCTTACTTCCAGATGAAGCATTACGCTCTATTTCTAATATTCTCAATCCCTGTAAATCTTTTAATGTTGAGATCAACGTTGTACCAGTAGACTTCTTTTCAATGGCGGCTATCGTTGGTTTAACTCTATATCTCATACAAGATGCGTAGAACTGCATAAACTCATTCTGTAAATCTTTGGGCTCAACTCTTAACTCAACACAATCTAACCAATGTAATGCGTACATGTTTGTATCTACTTCACCATGCTTAATCTTGTATATGCCCCAGAAGCTAAACACTGTTGCGTCGTTGTAAGTCTTATCAGTCTCTGCAGTATCTGCCGTTATGAATGTGGCTAATATTGTTGGTTCGACGTCTAATGTTGTTAACCAATCTCGCTTATAGAGTCCACCGCCTGCAGGTAATGGGTTTTGTTGATATTGAGAACTAAACACATAAGGTTCACGTTCCTTCATCTTCAATAACTCTGCAGTTGAATGTAATTCTGGAACTAAAGCATTGCCAGCGCTGTCTAACGCTGGAATTATCAAAGTCTCCCAATCTCCACGTTGAATTAAGTTACTAGGCAAATCATCTTCGTGAAGTCTTTGGCCTATGAATATCATGGGCGTGTTATCCCCATTGTTTAAACGGCTTTGTGCAGTGTTATCAAACCAAGCGTTGTCCCGTTGGCGTATAGTGTCGCTAGTTACTTCATCGGGTTTGTGTATATCATCTATGAGGAATGCACCACCGAACCTGTCCTTACAGCCTTTAATGCCTGCACCCATACCGGTGATTGTTCCGCCTGCGCCTGCTGCATAAACATTACCGCCTTGTAATGTCTTAAAGTCGTCTTTAGCCGAACTGGTTTGGGATATCTCAATGCCGAATATCTTCCTGTATGCTGGTAATGCTACAATCTCACGCACTGTTTGGGTCTGTCTTTGGGCTAATGTCTTACCGTATGATGTGTAGATGAAGTTTGAATCTGGATAGTTGGCCATTGCCCATGCAACAAAGTGTATCAGTAATTCTGATTTACCATACCGCGGAGGAACAT